CATTTTGGCTATATCTGGATAATCCGTCAATTCTCTCTCTAGTTCTTCCAACTGCTTAGGCCCAATGGTTAATCTGCTTTTATCTTGCTGATTATATTTTGTATTAAGCGCAGTTCCCCTCGCAAACAGATCTCTCGATTCTGCAACTGCTGTCTCACCATCATCATCTTCATCACCAGAAACGACTCCAACCAACGAAGCATAACTATAGCGCTTCATGTACGTCAATTGAGAAGCAAATGAATGTATAGTGTTCTTGGTGTCTTTTTCAGGTATTATTCTCACCCTAGATTCTACATATTGATCAGATATATGCTGCAATCTCGTGATTAAAACAAATCCTTCTGGAGACTCATTAAGAATCTGAAGAACAGAAAGCCCATTCTTTGCCAATGCTTGACGCGATGCTTTAACCACATCAGTCAAGTCAGAATATCTTGACTTGAGGTATGCATTCTGAGAACTAAGCCCCGCAATAGCCATATCCGCTTGAGCTTTAGCTAAGGCAGCACCTAATTCATTGAGAGACGATGAACAGATTGGATGTGAAATCGATTTTGATGACTTCTCACGTGCAACTGACTCCTTGATTATCTTCTGCAACTCCACAATCTCATCAAACAATGTCTGCAGTGTTATCATATTTTCCATATATCATCCCCGTTATCTTATAGTTCTTTCTATATGACAGGGAGTCGCGTCCTTTTTTAATTTAACGCACTCCCCGAACTTAAGAAAGGTATACTAATTATAACACTTTTAAAAAAAGATTGCCAGATCATCGACTGAATGATAGCATGCTTTAGAGTAGTAAGAATTATTAAACCAAAGTATTAACATATAGTTTCTATTTGATTTTTTACTTCCTACTTTTGACTATAAAAGAAATGGCCCCGTTGTAGGAGCCAGTCTTTAACCCTCACCAAGCTAGGAAGGATTGAGAGAATGAATGAAGAAAAATAAAACAAGTTAACATAAAAAGAACTTTAGTTAACTTAACCAGAGAATTACAACAAAGAAAGTATGAATGAATATAAATATAAGTCAAGAAACAAACTTCCTATCACGAGTAGATTACGCAATACTTAATTGCATTCTGTATTCAGAAGCAAAACATGGGTATACGTGGCCATCACAATCTTTTATAGCAGAAATAATCAATAGTACTCGAGAATATGTTAATAGAAGAATACAAAAACTCGTCGCTCTTGGTCTTCTTCATAAGGAGTATGAAGCATGGACCAGTTGTAACTATAAAATTTCAGATCTTATAAAGTCTTGCGAAAATATACAACAGTGGTTACCACGATTACCAAATCTGAAATATTTTGTTAAAAAAATTACATTGGATTTAAGGCTACTTATGTCTGATTGTCATGCTGGAAATCACACATATGAATATGTCGATGGCCACGTGGTTTCTGAAGGAAGATACAGTACTATGAATATATATACCAATTATTTATATAATTATAAATCTAGTACTAATTCTCCATCTCTAACTGGACTGTCTACACGCACGCGCGAGGGAGCCCTAGAAAGAAGAGAAGAGATTAGAAAGAACAGTCTTAAAAAAAAGAACAGTCTTAAAAAAAAGGAGGGATACGGAATTAAAGGGAACATGATATACAAAGGCAATGTGCTGACAAACGCAGGATGGGCAGAACTATCAGGGTTTGAACTTAAAGTGATAGAAGAAGCGGCACGTAGGTTGAATAGCCAGAAAGCAACTATCATAGAACCACTGGGTTGGTTGATCGTTTGTTGCAATAACATTAGCAGAGATAGAAAGATAGAAGTAGATTATGAAAAAAGAGACCTAGCAAGAATAGCTATAGCACCTCACGATAGGAATAATACGTGGAAGAAGGCGGATGAAGAAACTCTCAAGCATGAACTAAGGCAAGAAGAGCCGAAAAAGAAAAGAGAACCAGCAAAGGAAGAAATGGTGACGACGAAATATTCTGCAGAAGAAGTAGAGCGCCACATTCAACAGCTAGAGAGAAACCCATTTATGCGATCCCTTTGTGGTATATCCCCAAGAGAGTTATTCAAAAATGAGTTAAGTGACGGTGAAATGGTTATTAGATCTAAAAACGAGGTAGAAAGAGAGAAAAGGGTTTGGGCTGCGCATGGCAACCTATCAGAATTTAAACAAGGATCAATTACAACAAAAGAAGAGGGTGTTAGTAATGGTAGTAGACCAGATGAAGAGTTTTCGTTTATCCAAATCGAACGTGGTTACGATTCAGGAGAAGGATCCAGCAAGGGTCAAGAAATGCCAGGAATGCAGCCCGTCTCGGGGATTATGTCAGATCTATACGCTGATGGGCGATCCAACGCCGCTTATGCGTCCCAGATTCTCACCGACGAGCAAGACTGTTTTCGATCCACAGAAACTCATGAAACTGAGCCACGGACTGGAGGTTTCCAAACAACATTCATATTTCCATCAGGAGTCCGTGATCTTGTCTGGAAAACCTTTAAGAATCACGATATTATGTCACCTGAAGACGTCCCGACAAGCGGCAAAGCGCAAGAAACAGCTGGGCGCGATTCACCACATGTCTACACCGGATCTTGATAATTTAGTTAAATATATTCTGGATACTTGTAAAGGTGTTCTCTATACCGATGATTGTCTTTTTGCGGCAATATATACGGAGAAGATATACGGAATAGAGCCAAAAACGGAGTTCGTCATTGAAGTTATCTAAACGCCAACATAGCACAAATGAAAATAGTAAATCAGAAAAGAGCTGTAAAAAAAGGCCTAAATGGCTCGATGAGTATAAAAATGCCCTTGAGATGAAGGAAGTAGCGGTATCGGACTCGTCTTTAGAGCGCATGGCCGATGATATCGTAGAATGGGCCATTGATAATAAAGATGCGTTAGTAGTAACTGACTTCTTCAACTTGAAGGGAATATCTTACAGAAGGTGGCTAAAGTGGGTTGAGAAGAACGAACTGCTCTCAGAGGCGTATCAGTTGGCTAAAGAAATAATCGGGGGACGTCGTGAGGGCTTGGCTCTGAAAAAGAAGATAGACGGTTCAATCATGAAGAGCACCCAAGCACACTATTCTCCTGTGTGGAGGGATGAACAGCGGATAATGGCTAATATGGAACAACGACATATGAGCAATATTACCGTATCCTTGGAGAAAATGCCTGAAACAGATATCGTACCTCTTCTTGATGGAGAATAAATGAACTTCAAGGACGCAAGCGATTTTTCTCTTACGGTTGAAGATAAGATACATCTCAATAAATTCAGGCCACGATCTTATCAATTGCCGCTCTTTGATGCTATAGAAAATAAAGGTTATAAGAGAGTTCTTGCGGTTCTTCCACGTAGGGCGGGCAAAGATATATGTGCTTGGAACATTATTATCCGCCAGGCAATCAAAAGAATAGCAGTTTACTATTATATATTTCCTACCTATTCGCAAGCTAAGAAAGTTATATGGAACTCTATTACTAATACTGGTGATTCTTTTCTTGATTACATACCCAATAGACTGATATCATCTAGAAATGGACAAGAGATGAAGATTGTCCTCGTTAATGGGTCAATCATACAACTGGTTGGTTCTGACAATGTTGATTCCCTTGTTGGAACCAACCCATATGGCGTTGTCTTTTCTGAGTTCGCTTTACAGGATCCCAAAGCATATCAATTCCTTCGCCCTGTTACTTTGGCTAATGATGGCTGGATGTTATTTGTGTCTACTCCTCGTGGAAAGAATCATCTATGGGATATATTACAAATTGCACAACAAAATAAAGAATGGTTCTGCTATATACTTACCGTTGCTGATACAGAACACATATCCTTACAAGATATAGAAAAGGAACGTGCTGAAGGATTGATGAGCGATGACCTTATCCAACAAGAATATTTCTGTAGCTTTGACTTGGGCGTTGAAGGAGCATATTATTCTAAATACCTCGATAAAATGAGAGTCAAAGGACAAATAGGTGACGTTCCTCATGAAGCTGGCCATAAGGTACATACTGCTTGGGATCTTGGTATGCGTGATTCTACGACTATTATATTCTTCCAGTCCATAGGTCAAACGGTCCGTATAATAGATTGCTACGAGAATTCTAAACATGGCCTTGAGCATTATATACAAGTAATAAACAACAAAGAATACATATACGGTAAGCATATTGCGCCTCACGACATTAAGGTTCGTGAATTGGGTACCGGAATGTCTCGCTTGGAGAAAGCTAAGTCGCTTGGTATATCATTCACGGTAGCACCCGATTTGTCTGTTGTAGATGGTATAGAGGCGGTTCGATCAACTCTTGGCAAGGTATGGATAGATGAAAAATGCGTCCCCCTTATCAAAGCTCTTGAAGGTTATAGGCAAGAGTTTGATGCCAAGCGTCGGGTTT